CAGTGTCCTCCTCACCCAGCAGACCGCCCGCGCCCGCGATCCCGCCCGCGACGCCGCCCGTGACGGCGCCGCCGCCCGCCATGCTGCCCGCGATCGTGTTCGCGGCCGTCTGTGGGATGATGCCCGTGACTCCGGCAACGCCGGGCGCCAGGATGCCCGTCGCCGCAAGGCCCGCCGCAACACCCGTTACTCCGGCCGCGCCGCCCAGGAGGCCCACCGTTCGCGCTGCCCAGGGGTAGTCTCGTTCCGTGCGCTCGACTTCCGCGCGCACCTTATCGCGCGCGGCCATGTACTCGGTACCGCGCAGCGCGCCGCTGCGGATACTGGCCTCAATCTCGTCCAGCCACCCGAGAGATATCTTGTGCGCCCACACGCGCAGTAGGTCTTTCTCAGTGAGCGGTCCCTTGGTGGTCTCGGCCGGGAGCGCGGCCACTTCCTTCGCGAAGTCGCGCAACGTCGTCGGGCGGCCGAGACGTGTCGCGAGTTCCGCGTCCACGTCCGCGCGCGGGAACCCGGCGCGCAGCGCCGCGTTCGCGGTCTTGAGCAGGGCGCGCAGGGCTTCGGGGTTCATCGTGCTCTCCCTGGATCGTGGTTGTTGAAGAAGTCGCCCACGGTGCCGGTGCGCGGCGTCACGGGCGGGCGCGGCCCGGCCGCGCCAAAATAGTCGTACACGACATTCGCCGGGTTGAGCCCGTACCGTTTCGCCGTGTCACGGTACCGCTCCATGAGTTGGTGCAACTGCGCTGTGGAACTGGCGGCCAGTAGTCGCGCCTGCTTCACGAACTCGTTCCGCTGCACATCCGTTAGCTTCGTGCCCCCCACGATCTGGTTATACATCGCGCGCACGCGCTCCGGCACGCTGCCCGTGTTCTGCGCGGTCGCGTACTCCCCCTCTCGCACGCTGGAGCCGGGGTCCAACATCTTCATGTACGAGAAGATCAGCGCCATGTCGCTCGCGCCCGTGTGGTCCTTCGTGGCAGCTTCGAGCGCGCCGTACGACTGCGCAACGGTCTGGAACGGGGCCGTCTGCTGGATGTAGCGCCCGTACAGTGCGTTCTCCTGGTCGAACGACTTGTCCTCGGTTGCAGGGGCGACGCCTGGTACACGCGTCGCGGCGCCGCGCTGCGGCACGCGAAAGAAACCTGGTTCGCCACCAGGACCGACGCCCTCTTTGACTTCGCTCTCGCCCAAACTGCGCGCCTGCGTCAGGAGCGCGGTCGCGCCTTCCTGGTCCCCCAACTGCATCAACTCATTGGCGGCCTGAACGAGTGCGGCCGGGTCGTCCATGCGCCGCGCGTACTTCTGGAGCACCGCGCGACGCTGCATCATCATCTGCTGCGCCTGCACGCCCTGCCCCATCTCCACGCCCTCGGCCGCGCCTGCGCGACCCGCCTCCAGACCGGCACCTAAGGCGCCCGCGAGCCCGGCCCGGTTCGGGTCCATCGTGTTCGCGCTCTGCAGCAGATTGCTCCCCATCGCGAGCAGACCGCGCTGCCGCGCGATGTTCTGCACGCTCGGGTCCAGCAGGCCGCGCGGCGGCAGCCCCATCAGCCGCTCGCTGCCCTCCTGCACGCGGTCCCAAAGAGATCGATGTGCTGGCATCAGTTATCCCCCGAACCCGAACCGCGCGCTGCTGCCGAACCGTGGCCACTGGACTGGCCCTGGCATCGTGGCCGCGAAGTCCGGTATGAACGCACGTTGCGTGCCGCCACCGCCCATGCTCAAGCCCAGCGACGCGCCACCGAGCGCGCCCGCGATGGGATTACGGTAGATCGGCGTAGAACTGCGCGTGCTGCTGCCCCCGAACGTGAGGCCGAAACCCATCGCCTCCATCGCCGCGCGCCGGTTCGCGTCGAAGTCCTTCCCGATCCCGGCCATGCCTTCTCCACCCCACTGCCCCACCCCCAGCATACGCTCACGCTCGGCCATCATCTGCTCCACGGCGCTCTGGTAACCTTTGTAGCGGAGATCGGCTAGCGTGCTCGCTTCGCGCCTACCCACGTCGTCCAACGACATCGCTTGTAGGATGCCGGACCGTGAGCCCCCGAACGCGCCACGACTCGTTGCCTCCTGCGCGGACCTGGTTAGTGCCTGCCCACGCAAACGGTCAAAGTCGCCCTGCGTGCTACCGATCACGTCCTGCAGGTACGGGTTCATGTACTCGTCCAAGCCACCGAGCCCGGTCCGCATCCCAAAGTTGAGGCCACCCGCGCCTTGACTGAACCGATCATACGCGCTCTGCGCGTACGGATTCAGCGCGCCCGAGTTCTGATAGTTCTGAAACGCCTGTTGCCGGTACTGCTCCAGCCACCGCTGCGTCGCGGGGTCCAGGGTCGTCGTGGACGTGCTGGTCTGATTCTTTGGTCCGAAGAAGCTGGACGCGAACCCGAGCCCGGCCCCGATCAGGGGCAACACGAACGGCGCGATCGCGAACGTGAGGCCGTCCTCGGTCGGTCCCCGAACAACAGAAACCACGGCCGCGAGAGTGAGGAACAGGAACGAGAGAAATGTGTGCATGATGCGCCCCTGAAAGTTACCCGGTTTTCCCCGACTTGTCAGCTTTCACCCATAGGGCGCGCTGCGCGTCCGCGACCCACCCGTCCCGCAGGTCGATCTTGTCCGACTGCGCGGCGACCACCACCGTGCTCGCGAGCGCGCGCTGGCACTCGGCCATCGTCTGTCGAATCGCCAACTGCGCGACTGGAGACATCTTTTTCTCTTTCATGCTGTCCTCTCCCACATGTAGACCACGATGTATGGTGGCAGGTTGTTGTGCGCTGCCCCGCTTCCGGCGTTCTGGTTCGTCGGCGTGGCGGCCTGGACGTGTGGTTGGTTCGCCCCGCTGATGGTGCTACTGGTGTCCAGCGTTCCAGTCACGATGGACGACACGCCCCCAGTCGTCGCAGAGCGGGGCAGGAAGTCGTGCGTGTGCGGGTTCTGGACGTGCGTGTGAACCGGCATCTCTCCCGCAGTCAGCGTGTGCGTCTTGGCACCGCCCGTCTCTCGGACCACATCGAACTCGGTCTGCGCGGCATCGAGCCCCACCAACACCCGACCGGCACCGAACGCGCTCCACGTCCCGTACCCGAGCAGCGTGGCCGGGTTTGTAGCGACCACAGCAATGAACACCGAGCCGACGGGGAACGCCTGACTACCACCGGGCGGTGTGACAAACACACCATCGTCTCGGAGATACTTCGTGCCATCTGGCGTCCCGGTCCCAAGTTCACTAACCGGCAATGGGGCTGTGGCCGAGGTGCGCTGTGGTACCTTGTCGAGATCGATCGGCGTCGTGCCGTCCGAGCGGTAGAGTGGGCTCATGCGGCGATCAATCCGTGCGTGCGCACGCGGGCTAAAAGAGCGTTGAGAGCAGTACGTGCCTCGGCATCTATGACTGACCCACCCGAGGCGTCCGCCACCGCCGCGCCTTGAGCACCGACGACCTGGGTGCTGTTGATCTTGTAGACCTTCCCAGAAGCAAGGTCAACGTCGATAGTGTGCAACAGGAAGCGACTGACGCCACCAGTAGACGTATAGGTCCGGGGGCCAGCGGGGGCGGTCGTCTCGTACCAGAGATCACCTATGTCGAATACCGCCGGGGCTCCCTGGGGGGCTAGTCGGAACACGGGGGACGCGGCCACCCCGGTCCCGAATATATTCAGTGCGCTGAACGTGTTCGCCTCGTCCTCGTAAGCGATCTCACTCGGTAGATCGGTTCGGCCATGCGTGTGACTCGCGGCCGCAGCACCCACATCACTGTATGTGAGCCCGTGCGCCGCGAAGCCGAACGTCGTGGCGCCCGTGGCCTTGAGGAAGTGCCCGATGGTCAGGCCAGAGACGGTGTGGTTCACACCGTCGAGGACATGAACTTGGGCGTGGTGCTGATCGCTCGTTACTCCACCGAGGTCGCCATGTTGCAGTTGTGCCCACGCGAACGTCGTGGCCGCGCTGGCCCGCGGCACCTGGCCAACAGCGAGCCCCGAAGCTGTATGGTCCACTCCCACAAGTGGATGGTCAAAGTCCGTGATCTGCGCTTGCAGGATCGTCAGCGCGGCCTCGTGCTGCGTCACGCTCGACTCACTGATTCGCGCGTCCACGAACGTGCCGGACGTGATCTGGCTCGCCGCGAGCGCGACCACGTCCCCACCCCCCACCGCGTGCGTCAGCGCGTGCGCCGCGAACGCGCTCGTCGTCTGGCTCGCCGCGCGCACCAATTTGTCGATGACGTTCTGTACTTCACGACGAAACGCGACCTCGTTCTGTTGGTCATAGCGCCGTGACGCGTTCGGCTCCACGAGCGAGGACGGAATGGTCGTGCGGATGTCCATCAGCGTTGCCCCGCCGGCACCAAACGCACGCGCACAGGACCGAAACGCCAGTTGGGCGTCACCTGGTCCAGCCGTACGCGCACCTGGCGCGCGGCCACACGCACCGTCGTCGGCTCCGTGGCCGTGAACGGGCCGTACGTGCGCTCCGTGCCCGTTGGGTACAGGGCGCCCTTGATCGTGAGCGCAACGTCCCCGAGCGTGTTCTCGTCCGGCACCAACTCCTGCAGTTCCATCACGCGACCACCGGACCCCACCTCGACCGGGCCGCTCTCCGCGAACGGCACCTCTCCGTCATAGTCCGTGCCACGCTCGTGCTCGTACAACGTACCATCGCTCCCGGCCCACACGGGATACTCGAACGGGCTCCGATCCACGCCGGCCGTGCGCACGAGCGGCCCGGTCGCCCAGTAGTTGTGCCGATAGCTGTACGTCACGTACCGATCATTCTCGTCACTCGTCGCGCTCGGATAGAACCACGTCACCTCACCAAAACCCTGGTTCGGGACCGCCACCACCTTCGCGCGCTGCGTCTTGTTGAAGTTGCGAAATACTGCATCGTACACTTCACAGAGAATCGGCTTCACGAACCCCTCGTACCCAAAGAAGTTGTCGTCCCCCATCCAGAACGCTTTCGTGTCCTCCACCACCGCGACCGCGTTCCGCGACGTGATGCCGCACCCGTCCCCGAGCCGATCGAACCCGTACACGAGCGTACCACCAATGTAGCGCATCGTGTGCACGTCCTGGTCTGTCCAGATCAGTGTCTCGGAGCGCATGCGGCGCCCGCACATGATCTGTCCGTTCGTCTGCAGGTCCTTGTCCCCCGCCTGGTTCTCGGCCGTGGGTATCCAGTCGTCCAGCGTCTGCTGGTCCGGCCATTGCACACCGCGCACGTTCCCGGCCGCTCCCAGCGCCACCAGGAACCCCTCAGGCGTCACGACAATGCCCTTAGCAGTAGGCGCCCCATCCACCTCAATCAGCGTGTCCGCGACCGTGTCCCAGTAGAAAATGCGCTCGTCCCACGTGGGGCACGCGATCAAGTACTGCCCGAACGTGTCCAACTGCCATGTGGCGGCCTCGACCAGTTCCCCCTGCAAGATGTTGCCGACTCCGTACAGCCCGGCCCCGTACGCGCCGATCCCGTACCGGCCCACTGCCACGAACGTGTGCTCGTTGCCAGGGTCCAGCCCCACGATCGAAGCCTCGTCCACGGGCGTCAAGTCCGTGAGCGCACCCTCCGAGAGCACGTACAGCTTCTCGTGCGTGCCAATCGCGAGGATCGCGCGCTGGTCGTTCGCACGCCACGAGAGCATGGTGCGCGGTACGCCCGAGAGATCAACCGGCACGAGCGCGGTGTCCGCCACACCGGGACAACTGAAAAACATCTGCGTGATGTCCAACGCCATCGGGTTAGGACCGGGATCAATCCCAGTCATGACGACCCGAATACGCAATGTCGTGTAGTTGGTGATGCTGCCCGCCTCCCCCGCCGACAGCGTGAACGTGTAGTTCGCCACGGCGTCCGCCACATCCGTTACCACACTCGTGTAGCGTGTGGTGGCCCCCTCCTTCAAACTGACGACCACCGTGGGGTACGGAGGACCAGGTGGGAGGTTTGTTCCCATGCGGACCGTGATAGTGTGCAGTGTGTGGAGCACAGGGTCCGTTACAGCGCCGAGGCCGAACTCGCACGCGTCCACTTCCCCGTCACCCAACAGCGCGCGAACATAGTCGGCATCGTTCGGCGTCGCCTCGTCAATGTCCGCGAACGTACCAGAGTCCGTTAATTCAATGTTGGACGTGGGACGCGCGAACTGCGGGTTCGCTTCCTGTGCGGCCTGAATTTCCGCCGCCGTCTGCTCGCGCTCCACACCGACCCAGCCACCGACCGGCCCCAACGCCGTGCCTTCGTACCAGCGGATCAGGTGCCCGTCGTACCAGCGCCCGCGCGCCATGTACACGGTCCCGTTCCGTAGCAGGCCGGGCGGGAACTCCAATAGAAACAGATCGTCGTTCTCAGGCATCCGAGTCCGTCACCACCAACTCCATCGTCTCCTGGTCCCGCGTCGCCTGCATGAACAGAGCGTGCGCGCGTTTGGACTCCAGCACGGCCAGCTTGCGCGCGGGCCGCCCCGTGTCCTGATCCTTCACAACCCGCAGCACACCCAGCTTCATGCCGGGCAGCACGCAGCCCGTCGTGTGCTCCTCCGTGTTCCCTGGGTGCAGCAGAATGGCCGAACGCCCCGGCACCGTGATCTCCCACGTGTCGAGATCGCCCGTGAACCACTTACGGCGGCGCAACGTGTAGGTGCTGGCCGGAATCGCGAGCGCGTCGTCCTCGCACGTGAACAGCGCGAGGCCAGCGGTGCCCGTCGAAAGAACCCCGAACCGGCCATGAGAACTGCAGAGAAAGCGGGCGAGCGCCCAGCGCATCAGAGAATACTGTCGGAGCGCGGAGCGCGGTCAATCACTACGTTGTGGCCCTTGAACGCGGCCACGACGAGCGCGAGCGCGCCGATGATCTCCACCACCACCTGGAGCACCTGCACGATGTTCTCGTTCGTGACCACCGCGCCCACACCCACGTGCGCCACGACGGAACCGGCCGCGACCGCGACCGCCTTCTGCACGGCGCCCCGCCTCAGCGCAATGCGCACGAACGGCACGACACGTGTCACCGCGCGCACAATAGACCCGATGTTCATGTGATCTTCCTCCACAGCAGCCCGAGAGCCACCGACACAACAGTCAGCCCGCCCACAATGCGGTTACGCCACGCTTCCAGCGAACGAATGCGGCCCGAGTACATGTTCATGCGCTTGTCCCCGTCCTCCAGCCGCGCGTGAATCGCCTCAATCCGCTCATCCACGCGCACGAGCAGTTCATCCCGTTGCTGTTCGTTCACTCCTGGTCCCCCTCAACCGTCTCCACACAGTTCGAGTCGTCCGATTCAGTGCCGCTCTTGAAATGGCGCACGACCCAGCCGGTAACAACAGCCTGACCAGAGCCGCCCTGCACCACACCCGTATCCAACACCGAGACGCCCGGCACAACTGCGTCGTATAACGTTTCGTCCCCTGCACAGCCGTTGAGCTTTCGGTACACGCGCGTGTACGCGCTCACGTCCCCGTTCGTCCACTGGAGCCGCACGAGGTTCACACTGTGATAACTGGACGTGAGCGCGGACGGCGCTCCACTCGGGGGATCACCTGGTTCTACACCGCCGGCCCCCACGAACAGCATCAACAACTCTGATAGGATCACGACACGTCCAAGAGCGCGTTCGCGATCCAACTGGTACCACCATCGAACGAGACCATCGCGACCAAGTCCACACCGCTCGCCGTCAAACTGGGCGGTGTGCCGCTCGCCCACTGCACGGAGCCGGGCCACGTGACCGCGAACGCGCCCCCGTTCGTCAACCGGATCACAACCCCGATCACGAACGTCCCGGACGAGGGCACGTTCACGAACGAGATCGTGACGGCGCCCGTCACCGTCGCAGTAAACGCTTGCGCGCCCGCCAGGTCCAAATCCTGTGCAGTCGTAATGTTGCCGAGTGCTTCCACCAACGTGCGCGACGTGAACAGGCTCGCGAGCCCCGTCATTGTACCGCCCGCGACCGGCAACGCATCATCAGCAGTCGCCTGCGCGGCAGCCGCCGCGTCCTGTGCGGCGTCCACCTCTGTGTCTATGCTCTCTAGGTCGTCGTTCAGCTTGCCGCCCCAGGTGTTGCTCGATGCGCCCACCTCCGGCTGCACGAACTCGAACACGGTCGTCAGTGCGTCAGCCATCTCAGCCCCCGATCACCCGCCGTGGCCGCATGATGGGCGTATTGGCCGAGTGTTTTCGCCGTCGTGTGAGCGCGCCCACCTGCGCGAGCGCGCGATCGTACTTCGCCTGCCACACCGCCGCGCGGCTATCGTTCTTCAAGAACGGTTCCGCCTGCAGCAGCGCCCCATACAAGTACAGGTCCGCGTGATTCACCAGCAGCGCGTTCGGTGATGTGATCGCGAGCGGTACCAACTTCGCCACGTACTCGAACTGTGCCGTGTACGTCTTGTTCGGTTCCGGCGCGAGAATCAGTGAGAGCGTCGTCGTCGTGCCGGTTACGCTTTCCGTCATCGCCGCGTAGCGCGGGCGATCTGCAGACGTGAGCCCCAACCGCGCCCTGCGGTCCGCCAGTTCTCCAGGCGAACCCACAATCTCAATCTCTCCCTGCCGCTCCGTGTCGTCATAGTACAACTCTAGCGGCTCTCGACAGTCGGACGGCAACGCCACGACCTTGCTCGCGAGAGCGAGCGTGGTCTTGATCCGCAGTTCGATGCTAGGATCACGCGCCAGGTCCATTTCCGCAAGACGAATGAAGCCCGGTATCTCGTCCTCCAGGTCAGGCCGATTCAGAAAATGCTCGACCGCGTCCTGCAGGCCCGTGTAGGTCGTGAAATCAAAGTTCACAGGTCAGCAGCCCCCTGCCCCTGGTGCGTGGTCGGTGGTACCGTACCGGCGGCTGGCGACGTATCGGCCGCGCCCTGCCCCTGATGACTGTGCGCCGCGTAACCCCCATACTTCGTCAGGTCGGACCCTGTCCCCTGCCCCTGCTGACTGCGGTGCGCGGGAAGCGCCTGACGAGATGCACGGTTCACGAGAGGATCAACCGCACCCCCCGCGTACCACCACCAGGACTCTAGGACGTATTTCAGCCCCATCAGAGCGGCCGGAACTCGAACGTCACCGCGTCCGCCGGGGTCGCGCTGAACTGTTTCAACGCCGTCGGCATGGACGATTGCGACAGCACAGTGACGGTGGTCCCCGTCCACGACACGAGCCGCGCCTCGCCCGCAAGCGCCCCGGAAGTCAGGCGAAGCGTACCAACCCGAACATCCGTCCCGACGCTGGTGTCAACCTCGAAACCCGTGGCCGCATTCCCGGCGTCCGTCGCTACAGCACCGGCAATCGCCGCTGCCTCCCGCGCGTCAATGAGCGTGACGCTACCCGAGGCAAGAAGCCGTGCCTTGAGGTCGGTAGCGAACTTCGCCAGCGTGAATGCGTCGGTGGCGATTCCTGCCGCTGCTATTGTACCAGCCGCGAGCGAGCCTGCATCTAACTGTCCCGTGGCCTGGTCAAGGGCCGCGGCGAACAGATCGAGCACGGCCTTGGCCGTGCTGGTGAGCAGCCGTGCGTCCACCTGCGACCCGACTTTCTCCGTCGCACCGATGGCTGCACCAACGAGGCTGACCCGTATGGTTGTAGCAGTACCCGTTGGCGTGCGGTTCCAGCCGCCAACGAGCGTAAACGTCGCCACCGCTCCGCTCTTGCTGTAGTTGGTCACGAGCCCGGCACAGTCCAGGTCTTCGGCAACATCAGAGGACACAACATAGGCATTGGCGTTGATGAACCGCGCCCCAAGTGCAGTGCTGGGTAGGATTCCATGCTCGCCCTGTCCATCGGTCGCCGTGAAGGTCGTCGCTCCCCGCGAGGTGAGCAGCACTTGAAGCGTCACCCCGTTCGGCGCCATCGCGTCGTGATGCCCCGTCGTCTCAACCGTGTGCTCCACATCGAGGAAGTCTGTGCCGGTCTTGTCCTCGATACGAATACGTGTCTTGGCTGCTTTCAACTGCGCCGCCGTTAGGGTGACTTTGCCATCATGCCCCAACAATGTCCACTGCGCGAAGGCGGAAGTCTCGACGTTGTTGTCGCGCTTTATCATCACGTCGGAATCGGCCCCCGAGGCCAGCGTCGCTGCACCCCACGAACCGTTTACCATTGTCTCCGTCGTGGCGATGCTGTTCCCGGCCGCGCTCACAGGACCGTGAAACACTACTGTGGTCCCCGTCGCGGTGGCGTCACTCACCGCATCCTTATGGCGAGTCGTGCCCCAACTGTACGCTGTCCCTTCGCCGGTCGAACCTTCGCCCGACGCATCCCGGTTGATTGCCGCACGAGCATTGAGCAGAGAACCAGCAAGGTCGGTGGCCGAAATCTTGATTTCGTTCGCGACGGTCGGGCCCGTGGAGAGCGTTGTTTTCCAGGTGTAAACCCGGTTGTCATCCCCGTGCGCGCCGGTCGCAGTCGAGTTGACCGTGAATGTCTCGTTGTTCGACGGCTGCACTGTTACGGTGAGGGTGCCTACCGCCTCGACACCTGTGTCCGCCAACGTTGGCTGGACCAGGAGCCCAGTCGTGCTGTCGCGCAGCGCAATCGGAATAGCCGTCTTGGTATTGAGCGCCACACCGTAAGAACGTTCGAATCTCATCGGTCAGTCTCCTTCATCGCCCAGAATTGCCGCGAGCACGCCAGCGGGGATGCCGCTTGCAGCGGCGCCCAACAACAGTGTACAGAAGAATGAGCCAGCCGTCGGCTCGGTGTCATCCATCACAAAAGTGGCGCCATCGCTATCGAGCGACACACTATCCATTAGTGCGTCCACGACACCGGCTACAGTCAGTTTTAGGTAGGCTTCATCCAACTCTTGCCCATACGCTGCATCGTCACCGTCACAACTGACTCCGATAGCGGAGCGATCCGTCGCACTGAGCACTGCACCCACACTCATCCCTACACCCGTGGAATCTGGCACGTCCTGCGTACTTGCCGGTCCGAATGCGCCAGCTACCAAGCCACCAAGCGGTGTAAAGCCCGCCCCAGTCAATGCAATGTCAGCGCCGTCGGTACGTGTAGCTCCAGACAACACTGCCGCGGAGAAATCCCCACCGAGCACCAACATCGTGTACGCATTGCCCGTGTACTCGCGGTCCAGCCAGTTAAATGTCACCTGGCTGGCCGCCACACCAGTCATAAGCGCGCGGGCACCACACGTCGCGGCGGCCAGGCCGATCAGGCTTTCGCCGTTGTAAGCGTAGCGATGGCGGGCGCCATTATTCTGAGCGAAAAACCCCACGACAGCATTTTGGTTGGGCGCGGCAAAGCCAACGGCGATACCCATCAATGTCGTGACGGCATCGTTGGGCTTACCGGAAACAATGATCGCGCATTTCGGTGCAGTACAGGCGGTGAGTGCGTAGTCCTGCGATCCGGTCGCAGCAGGTTCGTTGACCGTAAGAATATCCGCCTCTGTGATGTCGCCACCAAAAGCGACGTAATGCACTTCGATGTTGGCGGCCGGAGGGTTATCGTGCAGGAGTTGAAATCCTGTCGTGCTCATCGAATTGAGTTCGATGGAACAATCGATGGTGTTGTCTGGATTGTAGACAACGATTGCCCCATTCGTCACACCACGCATCGTCATCGCAGGGGCAGCGCCGTCCGCTAACGCGACCACACGGCAATAACGATCGGTGAGCGAACGCGCGAACCCTACCGCTCCCCGGATACTCCCTGCCGCCGAGCCGTCAGTCGTGTCTACCTGCCCAGTCGTAGAAAACATGATGGCGATGGGACCAACACTAAACGCTGACCCGAATGCCACGTCCTGGGTCTCGGTCGCGAGTTTCGTAGAATCAAGCGCAAACACTCCCCGGCGTAGTTCTACGCTCATGCTACCGCCCAAATCTTCAGCTCGTCGTCGTCCACCGTGAACGCCCCAGGCGAGTTGTTGCAGAGTCGTGAGAGTGAGAGGAAGTCGCCTAAATCTCCCGCCGGGATCATGTCCACGTCGCCCTGGTAGCACCACTGATTGAGTCCGCCAGAAGGCGTAACGCCCATAGTGGCCTGCGAGTAGTCCAGTATCTTGACGCCGTCAATCCACATGGCGATGCGGCCGTCGCGGGAGCTAGTCCCACTATATGTCTCCGTGGCTGAGGTCGTCCCCGTCAGGTTGGAATAACTCGTGCTCGTGTTCAGCTTGAGCAAGTGCGTTGCCCGATGCCAATTCCCGTCGTTGAGCGCGTCCCAGAACGGGCCGACCGGCTGTGTCGTGCGGTTGACTCCATTGTTACCGGGATTGGACCCAAGCACAGACGACCACAAAGGCCGCGCTTCCGTGCCTCTATCCAAGCCCCACTGTACACGAGCAGTATGCCCAGAGCCCCGCCAAATCTCGCACCACTTCATGCCCGCAGTTCCCGGCGTGCCGCCCGAGCTAACCCGGAACCAAAACTGCATCACCAGTGAGCCGCTGTAGCTGTCGAGGTAGCCATCACCGTAGGGGCCGTGCCATGCGGAACCGCTTACGCCCGTCCCTATCGCGCAGCGCCCGGCGAGGCCAGCACCACCACGGCCCGTGATGAGCGACTGCCCGTTAACGTTGGAGCTAGACAGCCGAAAGACAGAAAAGAAATCTCCGTAGTGCTGGTCATTGTCCCGCATGAATAAGATGTTATTGCCCTCGTCCGTGTACGCATCGAACCCGTTGGACCAGAGATAGCCCGACCCTGGATCGATTGGCTCGTCTTCGCCCGCCGCCGCATAGGTGAACCCATTGACGAGTGTATCGTTGCCGTTCGCCGTCGCGACATAGACGTTGACGAGCCCATTCGCGTGGGCGCCGAGGATGCCCTGAATAATCGTCGAGTTTATCAGGTTTGGAGTAATCGAAACACCGCCCACCGTTACCACCAGGCCGCTCGCCACAAAGTTCGTCCCGACGATCTCGACTGCATCATCTCCAGCACCACTACCCGGCGAGATACTTGTAATTGTCGGCGATGATGGGGGAGATACAATCACCGCCCCCGGTCCCCGCGACCGGAACACACCACCACGCCCACCAAATGCTGAGGGACGGAATCCCCGCACCTCGTAGTCGGGCACGAGCAGGCCCGAGGGACGACGACGGAAGCGGGTCATGCCGCCAACCCAGCTTTCAAAAGCGCGTTCGCGTGCTCATGTTTGTAGACCATCTTCCCCACGTGCCCAACCTCCTTCGACAGATCGTGGTCCACGTGCACGACACCGCCACCGCGACGGAACTTAATGCAGAAATCCACATCCTCCCCCACCCACCCGTGCTGCAAACGCCCGTACGTGTTCTCGAAGTAGGGCCGCTCCCGCACGCGCGCGAACGCCGCGCGCTGCATCAACGTGCACCCGAACCCAATCGCGTCCACCACTTCCAGCCCCGTGCTGTCCGGCCCTGTCCAACATCGTGCCCGCTCCGGCCCGTCCGCCTCGCGCCCCGTGCATTTGATCGCCACCGGAACCGGCGGTACACCACGCGCCACGTAGTTGGCCCCCACCACCTCAACTTCGCGCCCCATCAACCGCAACAGCGCATCCTTCGGGAACTGCATGTCATCATCGAGCCACAAGATATGCGTCACGTCCGCGTCCAGTGCGAGCCCAGCCAACTCCTCCCGATTCTTGGGGAGATAAGTGCCCTCCTGCATCAACAGGCCCAACTCGTGGCCACCACCGTGCCGCTCAAAGATCGCGGCCGTGTGCGCCATCAACTGCGCGAGCGAGTAGCAGAACTCCGGCTGCGGGTTCCGCGTCGGCACACAGATCGCGACCTTCACACGCGCTCCGTGCTGATACGGAACGGCCTGTTCTCAGACTGGTTCAACCAGTGGCGCAGCGCGCTCTGGTCCCGCAAGATGCCGCGCTTGTGCAGGTCCATCAGCACCACCATCGGCACCCACGCCAAATGGTTCCCCAGCCCGTCCGCACCCATCGCGGACGGCACCCTGTCCTTCCGCCGCTCGTACGCTTCTGCTAGTCCTGGTTCGATGTCGTGCTGCATCTCGATCATGCTCTCACCCGTGTGCGGGTCCGTATGATAGAGCGTGCGCCGGCCGACCAGGAAATCTTCGTCCACTAGTAGCGTTGTCGTCATGGAAACGTGCGTGCGGGCCGGTCCACGCTCGTGGGACCGCCCGCCGCGCTCACGTCTTACGAGAACTGGTTCGCCACCAGGGCCATCACGTCGCGAATACTCTCCAAGTGCGACAGCAGCGACGCGTTCACCTGATGTGACGCCATGATGTCCTCTAGCTCGTCCGACACGAACTCCGCGATCGTCACCACATCTGCCGATTCAGCCAACAGGGATTCGACCGCCAATGCGTTGTACGCCATGCTTCCTCCCCGCGCCGCAGCGCGACAGGGACGGGGCTCGCGCCCCGCCCCGCGCTACGGTTAGGTCGTGGTCAGGTCAGCGGCCAACCCGAGCGCCGCTTCCTGCCGCACCTGCAGTGTGACTTCTTCCACGAGCAGCTTCTTCGCGGCCGTGTCGCCCGTCTTGGCCAGGTCCTCGACCCGGAACGGACGCAGATGGGACAGCGCCAAGAAGTCCGGGTCGATCAAGAACCCGTCCCGTTCCCGCTGCCACCGGCTCGGCACGATCGTTATCACGCCCCAGTCGGACGAGTACATGTCCGCCCCAGCCAGAATCGCCATCTGCCGCGCTGGACGATCACTGATGTTCATCGTCTTCGTCGCGTTCCCGCCGAAACCACTGAACTTCTGCTTGTTCACAGGACCAAGGAAGAAGTACTTGCCCTCGATCGTGGCCCCATTGGTCCATCCCTTCTGCAGCACGCTCTTGAGAATCGTCTCTGTGAACGCGCGCTGTGTGCCATCGTCACGACCGGGACCAGACCCGCCCACACCGAGCGGCACCCCGGACGTGTAGTTCGGGTTCGCCCCGTCACCAGCCGCCTTGTCCACGTTCGTCTTGATCCAGGCGAGCAGCGCCGCGAACCTGCGCGCCGTGGTCTCAGAACCGACCACACCCTCCTGGTTCTGGAAGCAGGCGAACTCCAGGTCCCGCTTCACTTCCTTACCGCGCCGCGCGACCTGATAGCCCACTTCGCTGCCCCGGCCCGCGCGCTTCGTCGCTTCGGTGGTGCCGGAGATAATGACGTTCTCCTGCAAGATTTGCTGGTAGTTGCCGACCCGCACCGTGGCCACGACGGCCGTGAACGACGTGATGTCGTCCCCCTCCACGTGCGCATTGGTAGCCGGCGCGCGCAGCGCGTCCGTCTGCCACTCGGTCAACGTCTGGTCGCTCGTGACCTTGTTCATCATGCTCACGAGCGGTGTGTCCTCCGGCGAAATGTCGTAGATCGCGTCCGCCAGGTCCTCACGAATGCCCTTCGCATCGAACGTGAGGAACGTGTTAGCGAGAATGGTCATGATTGTTGCTCCCCTACACCTGCCCTACCGTGTGCCCCCGAGAATCCCCTCGATCACGGACGCCGCGTCCTCCGGCCTGCCCGACTGCCGTAGGCGCTCGCGCGCATCGTTCCGAGCCTTCTGCTCGGGAGTTGTCCGGGTCCGCTGACCGCCACCGACGCCAGGCCTTGCGGCCGACACCGGGCGACGCGCGCCCGTCAGTTGTCGTTTCTTCGCCACCAGCGCGTCGTACCGCATCGCTTTCACGAACGCCACAACCACGCGATGGTCCGTCGTGCGCTGCAACTCGTCCTTCGTGAGCCCCGCCTGCACCGCGTACGTCTCCAACTGCGCGATCAGTGGTTCCGCCTTAGCAGCGTCAGCGAACTCTGGAATCGCTCTGTGCAGAAGCGCCTGCTGCTCCGCACGGAACACGTCAAACTCCTGATCGTATTCACGCGCCCGCTCTTGCTGCACACGGGCCACCTCGTCCTGCACCCGCTGCCGCTGTGCCTGCGCGCGCTGCCAGTCCGCGAACTGGGCCGCGTACTCCTCGGGCGGTACCTCGCCCCGCAACTTCTCCCAGTCCGGCTCGGCCGGCGTCGCGTCCTGTAGCGTTTTTTCGAGCGCCTGCAACTTCCGCGCGTACTGATCGCGCCGCGCGACCGCTTCAGCGGCCACCTTCTCAGCCGCGCGTTTCTCGTCCGCGAGTTTCTGCGTTTTCTGCGTGTAGTCACGCTGCCGCAGATACCCCTTCTTGCCCTCCTCGCGGGAGATACGCACTGGCTGTCCGGCCTCGTCCTCCACCTCGAACGCGTAGTCTACGGCCTCTGGCTCGTCCTCGTCGTCCGCGCGGCCGTCACCCTCAAAATCGTCCTCGGTGAGCACAGCGTCGTCCAACTCCGGTGCGGCGTCGGGTCTCGGAGACTGCGGTTCGTCTACTGGTCGGTCGGGCGCAGCGGCGGGTGGCGCAACAGGCGCTCCAAGCAGGCCCTCGATTTTCGCGGCGGCGGCGCCGATGCTCGTGTCGAGCGTTTCGGGTCGCGGCTCCACGTTTTCCTTCGACATGAAAGTTAACTCCTCCGGCGATCCTGCGGTAGTGTCGAGTGGTTCGTCAGGTGCGAACCGCTCTCGGGTGTACTCCCGACCAGCGCCCCTACTGTTGTTTCTGCTGCAGCGCCGCCTCGTGGGCGCCGCGCTCCATCACCAGGTGAATGTTGCGCACCACGTCCGTCAGGGCCGTGATCCGCGCGTGCGCGAGTTCGCGCTCCTCCACGGCAGTGGCCTTTCGCCACTGCAGGATATAGTTGCGCTCGACCGTCTCGCACGCCTCACGGAAGATGTCCGTCTCCAACAGCGCGCGCGCGCGGCGCCCGCGCTCGACCAGTTCCTTCGCGTCCATGTGCTAACCCTCCTCGGGTTCCATGCGCATCGTGGTTCGTTCCTCACGCATCATGCGCTCGCGCTCCACGTCCGTGTCCAGGTCCGCGCGGTATCGCGTCAGGTCGGCGCGCATCGCCTCACGGTCCAGCGACACCTTCGCCGTCGCCTCAATCTCCACGCGACGCAGGATGAAGTCGGCCGCCTGCTTATCCCGCTCCCGGTCGTCCTCCAGTTCCACCTTACGCGCGTCCAGTGCCAACTTCTCCCGCGCTATCGCGTCCTGACTCTGCGCTTTCACCATCTCGACCTGCGCGACCGCCTGCGCGACGCCGGCCTGATCGCCACCACCCTGTTCCGCCTGCGCGCGCTGCTGCATGATCTGTCCCAACTGTTGCTCCATCTCGGGCGTCACCTCGCCATAGAACTCGGCCGCGTTCCGATACCCGCCCGCCTCCACCAGACGCGCGAGCGTGCGGCGAAAGTGCGAGAAGTTCACGAACGGCGTTGGCCCTAGCATCCCGAGCAGCTTCTCCTGCTGCTGTGCCACATACGCGAGCGTGGTCTGTTTCTGCTCCGGCGTGCCGGCGCCAAGCGCGAGATTGATAACCACGTCACTGTCCGCATTCCATGCGCGCGGGTCCGCCCGCACGACCTTGTTCCGCAACCGCACCGTGCGCGCCCAGTCCTGGTTCTCCACGGTTGTTTTCAGCAGCCCGCGCATGAGCGTGCGCATGCCCGTGTGAGCGAACACCCACGCGATGTACATGACCCGCTCCTGCGCTTTGCTGATCGTGGCCGTCACGGCCGAGGGCGTCGCGCTCTGCAGCACGTCCGGGTCGAGCCCTTGGCTCGCCCGCGACTGGCCGGTGCGGTTCGCTTTCACGTCGCTGAAGAACTGCATCATGGGCAGCGAGTCGCTGCCGATGAACTCGTGCCGCACCTCGCGCATGACCGTGTTCACGTCACCCCGCGCCCGGATCACGCGGTTCCGTTCCGTGTTCAGCAGGTCCCGCATCTCGATGAAATCTTCCTGCACAACCGTGCGCGGGTCCATGCTCATGGACAAGGAATCGAGGGTACCGCGCGCGATGTCGGACTGGATGCGCTGCAGGTCCATCGTGTCGTCGGCCGTAGAGCGGCCCGCCACCACGTGCGGTTCAGGGTCCGGGCAGAACAGCGCGAGCGGCACGTGACTTACCGCGCGCTTCATCAGGAACGTGTGCGCATCGCCGGCCAGACACACCTGCCACAGCTTCACCTTACCGTCCACGTTCAGGTGCACGTACGCCTCGTCGTACCGGATCGGGCGCGTGTCCTCGTCCTGCACCTCCTCGATGCGGCGATCCGCTGACGCGTTCCCCACCTCGCGCACCTGGGCCGCGAGATCGCGCTGGTCCGTCGCGCCGCGCGCACCGGCCGCCGCGCGCACCACGTCCTCGTCGTACCCCATCTCCAACAACTCGTCAATGCGCTGCTCTGTGCTGTGGACGACAATCAAACAGTCGTCCGGGAACGTGCGCGCCGTGCGGTTCCACAGCACTTCCTCGGGCGGTACCGCTTCCACCACCAGACGGCCCCGTTTCCGCGTGCGCTCCACCGTCGCGTCCGACAACGATGGCCGCGTGGGCAGCGCGCCCGGTTCGGCGGGGGGCATCTCCGGCCCCTCGTACGTGGCCGTGACCGTTACCTCTACCTCGTCGTCCAGGAGCAAAATGTCCAGGTCCTCGTCCGTGAGGCCCGTGTACTCGGCCTGTTCCGTCTCCTCCCACTTGCGCCAGTACCACTTCACGAATCCCGTGCGCAGCTTCAGCGCGTCCTTGAACACGTTGTGCAGCACGAACGGGCCGTTGTTGTCCTCCATGAACTCGTAGTTGATGTAGTCGGTCCGTTGCGCGGCGATCTCCTCGTCCTCCATCTCTTGCGGACCGAACTCGACCACGCGATCCCCGCCCGTGAACACGCGCACCAGCGCCGGCAATTGGCCCAGCACCGTGTCGCGCACCTCCGTCATGACGACTTTGGATCGCCCTTCCTCCTCGTTCCCGAACGGTTCCCCCTTGTAGTATTTGGTCGCGAGGGCGCGATCCGCTTCGAGGTGGTCACTGATGAAACTGGACGCCTCGTCCACCATGCGCCCCACCAGCGACGCGATCTCGGCATCCTTCTTGACCTGGCGCCGTTTGGGCGGCGCGCTGTCGGACGTGGGACGGGAGTCCCGCGTCGTGTACGTGTCTGGCATCAGCGCATGGTTCCTGGTCCTCCGGTAAACATGGACACGAAAGTTACTCAGTCGGGCGGCTGCACGCCATACCGCGTCACCCACAGCGCCCGCGCGACCACGTGCGTAACTATCTCGTTCAGATGCTCCGGCACCACAGCGCCCCCCGCGCTCATGCCGACAGTGAGGCAGTGCGACATTTCGTGCAGCACCAGAAACTCCAGATGCCGTGCCGTCACGTACTCCCTGTTTCCCGCCAACCTGTTCAGGTCGAACCGGAGCGTCACCTCACCGTAGATGTACCGTGACGAACATTGTGCGACCGCGTGCACTCGCGGCGGTACCCGCCACTCTACCCGCAACTGCCAGCGGTCCAGCCCCAAACGTGGGCGCCACACCCGCACCGCACGCTCAACCGCCACACGTACACGGTGCCGCGTCACGCGAGCACCTTCGTGTTCCGCTTCAGCGGATCGCGCCGCCCCCACACGCCGCCGCCCAGGCCGCCGGCCGTGATCGCCGGCCCTGCAAAGGTGAGGATAAACGCGTCGCCCCGATCCGGCGAGCGCATGCCCCGTTTCTTGGCCTTCTTCTTCGGCTCCACGATCAGCTTCCCCGACGAGTCCAGAATATCGTACTTCGTGCTGACCAGGTCCGCTTCCAGTTCCGCGTCCCGTGGCAACGCGCAGTCGCGCGTCGAGAGCCACTGCTTCGCCTTGTACCACAGTTCCGTGCGCACGTTCGGGTAGCGGCCGTCCAGCGCGGGCAGTTCCGCCACGTTGATCGAGCGCGCGGGCAGGTGGAGTTCACGCAAGCGGTCCGCGATCGCCTCCCCGTAGTTGATCGCGTCCACGTTGATCGCGACCGGGCGGTCCGCGAGCGGGCACGCGTCCCACTCCGCTTTCACCGCGCCCACCAACTGCATCGCTTCCAGGTTGTGCCACACACGCACCGGCTCCCGCACCACCTTGCCGCGCCGCTTACAGAGCGCGGCCAGGTCGTCCCCCTTCCACGCCACGTCGAGTCCCCAAATCTCCGGCGTGTTCGGCAACACCTGAATCTCCCGCTCCTGCGCGCTCGCGACCAACTCGTACGGGATGATCGTATCAAGGTCGGAGCGCGGGAACTCACCCAGCACGCGCACCCGGTACGCGTTCGACTCGTCCCCGTAGCGCGCCGCCTGATCCTGCGCGTACTCGGGCGACACACGCGCACTGTAGATACCGCGCGTATAGCCCGGCTTCCCGTGCACGTGCATGGTGAGCCAGCGGTCCTTCAGCTTGTGGTGGGAGTCGAAGAACGTGCCGCTCGTGCGCGTCGGGTTCCCGAGCAGAAGGGTCGTCGCGTTCAGGTCCGCCATCGAGCCGGACGCCGCTTCAAAGATCGGTTCCGGCACGCCGGACGCCTCGTCCACCACGATCAAAACGAACCCGTCACCAGAGTGTAGGCCCGCGATCGCTTCCGGCTGCTCCGCGCGCGCCGTCTTGAACGTGACGAAACTCTCAGCCGGCTTCGCCTTGAGCATAATGGTGTCGCTCTTGATGTCGAGACACACCTGGAGCGGCTGCGGCAGGCGCCCGATCCACTTCTTGACTTCAGACGCGAGCGCGTCGTTCAGTTGGGAACTGGTCGGCGCCGTGCAGGCCGTTTTCTGCGGGTAACGGCAGAGAATGTGATAGACGATGCACCAGGCGGCCACGGCCGTTTTGCCGACGTTGTGGCCCGAGCGCACCGAGATGTAACGCACCCCACGGCCGAGCGCGCGGAGCAGGGCCTCCTGCCACGGGTCCGGCGTCTCGCCCAGCACCTCGCGCACGAACCGGACCGGGCCGTCCTCCCCAGCCGCCGGGCCGTACTCCTGCATGAACGCGGCCAGCGCTGCGACGCTGCCGTGCTGCTGCGCCGTGTTCAACGATTCACAGCAGTGTCCTCCGATGGAAGAAATTGCTCGCGCGCCGGATTCCCGTACACGACCGCACCGGCCGGCACGTCCGCCACCACGACCGCGCCCATGCCCACGTACGCACCGTCCCCGATCGTCGTGCGTGGCCGGATCAGTGCGCCCATGCCAATGAAAACCTCGCGCCCGATAGTGCAGTGGCCGCCCACGATCGCGCCGGTCGCGATCAGACTATGGTCGCCCACGATCGTGTTGTGCCCGACCAGCGCGCGCGGCCCAATCTTGACCCCGTCCCCAATCACGGTGTCGCCCAGGAACCCCGCGTCCACGATCGCGTGATCGAACACCTCGACTCCAACCCCGAGCCGAACGCCGCCACATGACAGAAATGGAAGGTGACGGCCGTCATTGCCGCGCGCGAACGTGTACGGGCGAGCACCGATCACGGCCGTGTCGGCCGCATAGTACACGTAGTTGGTCCCGTACCGTTCGTGCAGGCAGCGGCGGCAGGAGCCGCCATCGTGCTGCGGCGCGCGCTGGCACGAGCAGAGCGGTGGTCGTTCTCTCACAGGTCCCTCGGCTTTCCGCACGCCACACAGGTCGCGTGCTCTAACTGACGGACAATTTCCCATTCCTCGCGCGGCAGCGCCGCGAGCATGCGCTCATAGTCGTCCGGGACCGCGATGTGCGTAACGCGCGCCAGATGATCGAAACTCCACATGTTGGCCACGCCCTTAATGTCGAGCAAATACGCGTCCCCGTTCCCCTCCAGCACACAAGTCGGTGCGCGGTGCCCCAGTTGACGCAACCGCAACGTGACCCGGAAATCAGCGCCCCGTGACAACTTGTCCGGCCACGGGCGCCCGTGCAGCGCGTCGAGCAACGCACGCGAAAACGTGCGGCCGGGGCCAATCGTTTCCCCGATTCGCGACGGGTGCGCGTGCCCACGTACGTGCAGCGCGCGCTGCGTCGTCGGCTCGATCACGCGCAACGAGCGCAGCCCTATGTAGGGGGTCGGCACGTCACTACCACCGCCCGTGAACACGGTCCAGTACTGCTGCGCGAGCGTGGGTGTGATGATGTTATCGGACCCGAGCGTCACCACATAGTCGGCGCCCCAACGCCACGCGGCCTCGGTCGGCGCGTTGATCTTCGCGCCGAGCGGCAGATTCGGCACTTCGATGAACGTAGCGCCGAACTCGGACGCGAGCGCACGATGCACGTCCTGGTCCCCCGCCACGTAGACGCGCGTCTCGTGGTGCGGTTCCCAAGACCGCGCCACGCGGCGCGCCGCCACGTGCCACAGGCGCGTCACGAGTGGGCGGTTGTGGACCGGCGCCACGAGCGCGAGTTTCATTCGACCTGTTCCGAAAACTGAAACACCTCACAGATCGCGTTCATGACTTCGCGTTCGACATGTTCCACCACCATTTCCTCACTCGGCGGGGACCCATCCCCGTGCTTGTGCGCACGGCGCCATCCACAACGTGCCCCCTCCTCCACAGCGCGGGACAGGATCACGTAGTCGTTCGCTCTCATGTTTTCACCGCCCCTTTTCACCGCTTTAGCCAAGTTGCACCCGCACGCCGCGCCGCTCCAGTTCCGGCCTGATCTGCCGCCACACGGTCGCGATCCCCTTCGCCATCACGTCCTGCTCCAGCGTCGTGCGCACCAGCGGCGCGCGCAGGTAGATCACCAGGTCGGCCGGCCGCGCCGTGTCGCCCCCAGGTTGATGCCGATGGGCGCGAAGCCAGTAACGGAGCGCGTGAAACGCCGTGGCGCCCTCGATCACCCACGGGTCCCGATCAGCCAGCCACGGCTGAACAAGTGCCGCCTGAGTGTCCAAGGAGTGGTCCTTGTCGGCCGAGATTAGGTGGTCCGTGTGCCGCACCGGCTGTGGGTAACCGAAGCTGGCCGTCGTTTTCCCGGTGCGCGGGCCGCCGCCAATAACTACGCGCACATCAGGTGGGCGGGATTCGAACCCGCTTCCCCAGCTTCACAGACTGGTGCCCCTGCCGCTCGGGCCGCGCACCTGAAAACTATTTTTCGGAGGATTTTGGCCCAAAAATTACGCGCTCGTAGGATCGCCCAGCACCGGCCGGGGGACCCAAGAGGATGGGGGGGGCCAAAGTAAGCCCTTGGCCCACAAGCACTTAGCTCGCCAGGCCAGGGACCCAACGAGCAAGCCCTGTGCCACAAGAACGGTGCCAACAACCCCCAACAACTACTTAACATAATGGTCCTTATACGCCATGGCGCACGTAACTCGCTGTGAATACACCACTTAGCCCAGTTCTGTGGATGTGAGGTGAGGACTCACATACATAACCGGCCTCATGAACGGTCAGTCGAGGGATCTCACGTTCCCCTCCGGGCCGCGAGCAACCATCGGATCGTCGTTCACGTCCCCCTCCGGGCCGCGCAAGGTAGGCGGCGCGCAGCCCTCCACGCGCCGGAGCAGGGCCAAAGATCGATCACAGTAGGTCCTCCAGCGCCGGCTCCACCATCACCACCTCAGCGTCCACCACGTCCACTCCCTGACCCGGCGGCAGCACGCTCGGCCCACCATACTTGCGCAACGCGTCGAGGTGCAGTTCACCGATCTGGATCACGTTGCCACCTACCGGCTGGCCGAACGTGTCCCGGTCGAACCGCTCCGCTAACCATCGGCGCACACCGGACCGCTCACGTGCCTGTTGCACAGACGCGGGCACCATCGGGTCGGACTCGTCCACGATCTGCATCGCCTGCTCAGCCAGCGCGCCCGCGCTCTCCAGGCGTGCTCGCTGGTAGAGCCGCTTATGCTCCTCGTTGACATGAAGGTACTGGTACAGGATCGGCCGTGTCGTGCCGAGCATCGCCGCGATCTGGGTGAGCGTTCTGTCACCGGCACGGATCAGATCACAGACCCACTCGATGCCGCCCACCGCCTCAATGTGCGCGACGAGCGCGCGATACTTCGGCCGTCCCGCCATCCTGAATATATACGCGCGCACCCCTGTTCGGCGCAAGGTAAATTGCCCTGGTCACCGTTACAACAACGTGCTTTTTCTCCGTATTGGATGCGTAAAGGACTTTTGGGGACGATTCGTACACAAATACTCTCTTAGGTGTGTTTATGGAGAAATATCATCATACTGCAGCAGTGACAGGGTACACATTGCACACAAGCGTTGCGGTGCCGACACTTACCGGACCCCTTGACCGGAGCGATACCGGAGCGTATACATTCGGGTTGAGAGCACCTTATTCACAATCATGGAGGCCACAATAACGACCATGAGCCGAGAACGGTTCTGGACTGAGGCGCGACTGCGCGCGCTCGCGGCGCGCTACGTGGAGGAGGCGCAGCGCGGTGGTCGCCACGGCGCGGTGCGCCGCGCGTGCACGGCGCTCGATCTCCCCTACCGCGCCGCGTGGCGCGCGCTCGACCTGTGGCCTGAGTGGCTGCGGTACCGGGAACGTGCGCGCGCCGTTTCGGCGTCAGCGGCACCGCTGCGCGCGCGTCTGCGCCGTGACCCCACCTCACGTGATCCCTTGTACCGCGCCACGGTCTCGGCCGGTGAGGTGATCGTGCGCGGGTACCTCGTACCGAACCTGCCGCACCTGGGCCGCGTCGGCTGGGTCGTGACCTGGCCCGACAGCAGACTGTTACCGACTGTCGTCGTCAGCACGCTCGCGCAAGCGCGCGCCATCATTCAACAGGAGTGTCGTCCATGATCGGACCTAAGCCGAATCCCATCAGCGCACAGGAGATCATCGCGCGCCACAATCGCCTCGCACGGCCCGCACCGACGACCGCCGTTCTGCCCTTTTGGACCGTGCTGTTCTCTTGGATCGTGCGACGAACCGCGCGCAAGTGCTGCCGCCTGTTCGGGCACACGATCGGTCCCCTGCGCGTCGGCCCCAAGTACGCGGTAGGCGGTGCCGCGCTGTTCGACCTGTACCAGCGGTGCGCTCGCTGTGGCGCGATCGGTGTCGTGGTGCCGAGCGTTCTGTACTCGTGGAAAGCGTACCAGGCGCTTACGAACGCGTTGAGCGCGGTGCGCGTGGCGCTGCCGAAAGGACGTGGCACATGAAGGCGCCACCGAAGTCGCGCTACCTGTACGTGGGGCGGCCGTCGCGCGACGTATTGGCGCTGGGCGTGACGCAGCGTGATGTAATAATTCGCATCACGCGTCCCGCTGATGCATGGGGTGAGAGAGACAGGTGGCGCGCGGTGTTGTACACGACCATGCTGCGCCATTCTGTGGGGCGCGTAGTGTTCCCCGGCGTCCGCGTGGGCCAGGTGAAGAAGTTCGCGGTGGTGCCGATCCCGTGATTCGCCTCTTGCTGCTCCTGCAATTGCAGGTGCCACTCGTGCCGCGCCCTGAGACGCACACGATCACAAGCTTCGCGGCCGACACGAGCTTCTGGCGCGCGGCCGGCGCCTGGGTCACGGCGACGGCCCCGGAGGAGAACGCGATCTGTTTTACGGGCCTGGTGCGCGAGCACATGATCGTGTGGCTCAACTTCTCACAAGCGCAGGTGCTCGGGAGCGCGCCCGATAGTGTCGCGTTCGCATGTCCATCGAACCCGGCACAGATTGGCACGGGGCACGCGCACCTTGACGTTGCGGCCAAGATGCCGTGCGAGCACAGCGCGTTTACACGCCCGGACGGGGACGCGGGTGGCGACGTTATCACGCTCGCCGGGTCGTTGGACCTTTTCAGTCTCGTATTCTGTGATAACGGCCGCGCGGAATTGTTGATGCAGGACGGGCGCCGTCAATCATTTTCATGGAGGTGACTGATGACAAGACGCGCTATTTGGCAACGGATCGCGGAGGTGTACGATACGCCACGCGCTGTGCGTTCGGTGGAGGAGCAGGAGATAGCTCAGTCCGGGCTCTGCTACGCACTCTACAAGGTGAGCACGGGGAACCTGATGGTGAGCATACGTATGAGGGACCTGAATCCAACTGATGACTATTATTGGTGGCCCCTCACACAGACCGGGGACGCGCTGCGCGCCACGTTCGCGGGCCTCATGGCCGCCATGACGAATCGGGAGCGGGATCAGTTGGTGCCCGGTCTATGAGCGGCTTCGAGGGGGTGAACCCGGCCCTGTTGGAGCAGTGGCGACGCGTCATGGCCATGTCACCACCACCACCGGCCGGGTACTTGACCTTGACACAACTCAGCGAGGCGACGCGGACCCCGATCTCTACATTGACATCACGGATCAAGATGCTGCTGGCGACGAAAGGGTGCGATCGTGTTCGTGCCACGATCGTGGACCCGAGCGGGCGGCGGCGCGCCACGTGGGTCTACAGGTTGTCTCGACAGGGGGGAGCATGACCTTTACCAATGAGGGACTGCTGCGCCATTTGCGTCGCCAGTTCCGCACGCCGCGCGTCACCGTGCGGCGCCCGGAACCGGCGAGCGAGTTTCCGGAACTGGTCGTGACGGTGCCGGACACGTGGCCGTCCATCCAACTGGCGCCGCTCTACGACGCGCACATTGGTTCCAAGCACCACGATGCGGCCCTGTTCGCGGAACATCTCCGGTGGATCGCGCGCACACCGAACGTGTTGACGTGGAATGGGGGCGACGCGATCGAGAACGCGAGCAAGCTGTCCGTCGGTGCCGGCGTGTACCAGCAGGACTTTGACCCACAGAACCAGATCGTGCAGGCCATGACGCAGTTGGCGCGCGTGCGGCACAAGATGCTGTTCGCGTTGCCGGGCAACCACGAAGATCGCGCGCTGCAGATGGGGTTCGATGTGGCGCAGTGGATCGCGTGGGGGCTGGAGGTGCCCTACTTCCCCGACTACGTGTTTTGCACGGTGCGCTGGCGCGGCAACAACTTCCGCATTCTGGCGCATCATGGCAGCGGTGCGGCGACGACGGCCGGTGCGCAGCGCATGGCCGCGCGCAAGGCGCTCTCGTGGGCGAAGCCGTTCGATCTCGTGTGGACCGGGCACCTGCACAACCCGCTCGTGGACGTGCTCTACCAGACCGACTTTGACCAGCGGACCGGGCGCGCGGTGGAGCGGAACGCGCTCGTCATTATCAGTCCCAGTTATCTCGGGTTCTTCGGCACGTACGCGGCCAAGAAGCAGTACCAGCCCGGCACGCGCGGCCTCGCCGTGGTCGAACTGCACGAGAACGGGCGCATGGACGTGTCCCTGCACGCGCGGGGACGGCGGCTATGAAACAGCGGTGCCGGCAGAAGTATGAGGACGAGAGCCAGGTGGCCCTGCGACGATGTCAGAGGGTGGGGACATGAACGACAACTACATCGTCACATCAACCGGGCGCAAGTTCAATCTGACGAACCCCAGCGCCGTGGATGTTCACCCGCTCGACATCGCGCGCGGGCTCGCGAACATGCCCCGGTTCACTGGCCAGGCCAGATACAACGGACGTACGTTGAGCGTGGCGCGGCACAGCCTGCACGTGCTGTACCTGCTACGAGAGGAGTCGTGTGCGGTGCGGCTAGCGGGGCTCCTGCACGACGCGCACGAGGCGTACCTGTGCGACCTGTCGAGCCCGTTGAAAGCGGAGATGCGCCTGCGTCTCAGGGCGCGGCACGAGTGGCACCTGCAAGGGGGGATGACGGCGTATGAACGCATCACCAGCGGGGGGATGACGGCGTATGAATGCATCGCCAGCCACGTGCAGAACGCCGTTAACGTGGCGTTTGAACTGCCACAGGTCGCGCCCATACGTGCGGTAAAGCGTGCGGACACTATCGCGCTGTTGTTAGAGCGAGACGCGATCCTGCCGCGCCCAACGGACGGGTGGGGGTCGCGGTGGCCTGCGTGGCCGCCAGGTGCAGAGGTAAGCCTGTGCGTTCATACGTACGAGCCGGAGATAGACGAGGCTGAGTTCTTGACCGCGCTGCGCAACCTGCGCGACGAGGTACGTGGGGCGCACGATGCGCCGGCCATGAGGCTGTTGTGAGGAGCGGATTGGGGCTGGACTCTGTGCGGCGCGTCGTATGGTCTATCCTCGCGGTGACCCTACCGACCGCTATCATCGCGGTGGTCGTTCTCGCACCACCCGTACCACGGACAGTTCCGGTCATCGCGACGCCGGCCACGATCGTGCTCTGTGAGGGCACGATCTGCACCCCGAGTGAGCCGACTAGTGATTTGCTCACGCCGGGGCAGGTCCGGTACGTGCCTGAGCAGTGGTTCCTCGACCTGCGGGCAGAGCGCGATACGCTCGTGCTCCGCTACAACCGAGCACTACGGTACGAGGTGCTCCAGTGCGCGATCGTGCGGTAACACAGCGACCGTGGCGTCCGCGTTGGAACCTGGACTACGAGAAGGAAGATCGGCCGCGCGAGGTGGACTTTGAGGAGGACCCGGAAGTGCGTCTGCGTCGCGGACACGAGATGGGCCTGTTTCCACGGGAGGGGGATGGATGATTCAGGTGCAAGAGACGTTCACGAACGAGGAGGCCGCTGCGCTGGAGGACGCGATGCAGCGGGTAGAGCGCGATCTGCGCAAGCGGCTGCAGGTGGACGCGATGTCGCCGGCCGACCCGGCACCGCTCGCGTGGAGCGCGTGGCGCAAACTGACGCGCGCGATCCGCGAGCATGTCACCACACTGAGGAAGGGCGCGTGAAGTCGCAACGACAGAAGGGCGCCCAGTTCGAGCGCGAGGTGGCCACCTACCTCTCAAACCTGGCCGGGCAAACGGTGGAGCGGCACCTGGGCCAGGCGCGTGACGGCGGTGAGGACATTGACGCGCTCGGCATCACGTGGGAGTGCAAGCGGCGCAAGTCGCTGCGCACGCTGTACGCGTGGATGGACCAGGCCGCACGCGCGTGGCCGCGCTCAGCGCGTGAACTCTTTCCTACCCCCGTGCCGGCCGTGGTGCTGCGCGCGGACAACGAGGAGGCCCTGGTGGTGGTGCGCCTCGCGGACCTGCAAGAGTTCACAAGGCGCGTCGCGCGCGCGATGGAACTCAAACATCTAATGATGGGGGAGCAACGTGCCTGACCTGTACCAGTTCCAGGACGAGGACGCGACGCGGCTCGCTGGTCTGCGGCGCGTGTACCTCGCGCATGTCATGGGCCTGGGCAAGACCGTGATCGCGAGCGCGGCGGCCGTGCGCGCGGGTGTGGAGCGCGTGCTCGTGCTGCACCCGGCCAGCGCGCGCGACGTGTGGGAGCGCACCTGGGCCACGTGGGGGAACCCGCACGCACAGTTCCAACAGCACTCGTACGATGGCGCTCTGCGTATCGGGCTCCATAACTTGCAAGCGTACAGCGCTGACCTGCTGCTCTTGGACGAAGCGCACTATGGCAAGAACCGGGGCGCCAAACGTACGTGCTTGATGATGACGCTCGCGAACCGGAGCGAGCGCGTGTGGATGCTCTCGGGCACACCGTTCCCCAACCACTTTCCTACGGAACTGTACCCCGCGCTGCGCGCCGTGTGGCCGGACCTGCTGCGCGAGCGCGGTGTGGTGAAGTACTGGGATTTCCTGCGCCGTTTCTGCGTGTGGACCGCGAGCGAGTACGGGATCAAAGTGCTCGGCGTGCGGAACGCGCCCGAGTTTCGAGAACTGCTCGCGGCCCTGCCGATGCTGCGGCGTCTGGACGGTGCCGCGCAGTTGCCGCCGCTCCGCTGGGAGACGCTGGAGGTGGAGCCGCACGATCAGGATACGGACTGGCTCGCGGCCCTGGACCCGGTCAAGTACGCGGCGCTCGCGGATACGCTCGCGGCCGGCGAGTTGCCGCGTGATGACGGCGGCTACTTGGCGACGCTGCGCCGAGAGGTGGGCGTGGCCAAGGCGGTGCCGGCCGTGAAGCAGATCGCGGAGGAACTGTACTATGGTGCGTTGGGGAAAGTGGTTGTGATGGCGTACCACACGGACGTGCTGAACGTGTTGCAGGACCGTTTGCGAGAGTTCGGCTGCGTACGTTTGGATGGGGGCACCTCGGTGGGAACGCGCCCAGCCGTCGTACAGCGGTTTCAGCACGATCCCGCTGTGCGCGTGTTCTTGGGGCAGTTGCGCGCGGCCGGCGAGGCCATTACGCTCACGGCCGCGCACGAGATGGTGCAGGTGGAACAGGACTGGAGCCCGAGCGTGAACGTGCAGGCCGCGCGCCGCATTCTGCGCATCGGCCAGGAGCACCCGTGCCGTGTGCGCCAGTGCGTACTGCGCGGCACGATTGATGATGCTGTGGTTGGCGTGCTGCGCCGCAAGATGCAGATGGAGGGCGAACTGTTGCACGTGTGAGGAGATATTTTCCTATGCGGATCGTCATGGAATTCAGTTCGTGGAACGAGGTATTGTCCTTCGCGCAGGGCATAGGCCAACGTGTTGAGGCATCTCCAAGAGTCGTGCTAGAGGGGATGGTGGCGCTACCGAGCACTGACTACGGTGTCACGGCTGTGGAATTAGGGGCGGTGGAGGAGGCGGCGGCAGCGTCGCCCGAGCCGGAGAAGAAGGCGCCCGGCCGCCCTGTGGGCGCTAAGGACTCAAAGCCACGCCAGCGGCGCGGCGCCGCCGCGAGGGCACAAGCGCGACTGCCAGAGAAGTTACCAGAGAGTGCTGCACTACCCCCCGCGCTGCCACCAGCGCCGCCTGTGGACACGTCGGACGCGCGCATGGTGCAGGTGGTGCGCGCCTTTACGGCCGCGCACAAGGAGGGTACGGTCGCGCTCTTGAAGAAGTTGCAAGCGTACGAGGTGAAGCGCGTGAAGGACATGTCGGGGGACGTGCTGGCCACGTTCCTGGCCGAGTTGGAGCGGGAGACGCCGGCACCTCTGCCGCTCGCTACCACATGACAACGGGCGTCGCGTTGCAGCCGCACGCGGACCTGGGCGCGTCCAAGGCGGAACGATGGATGGCGTGCCCTGGCAGCGTGCGCCTGTCCGCTGGTCTGCAGGAGATTGAGTCCGAGTACGCGCGCGACGGCATGTTAGCGCACGCGTACGCGGCCCTGCAGTTGAGTGGTAATGGATCATGGCCACCACCAGAGGGCGTGGTGCCGCCCGAGGATGTGCTGGACGCGGCCGACAGGTACGTGGACTACGCGCGGGAAATTATGCGGCGGCCCGGCATTATCGAGCCCATGCGGATCGAACACAGTTTCTCATTGGACACGCTGAACCCGCCCGCGCCCATGTACGGTACGGCCGATCTCGTGGCCCTACAGGTGATTCCCAACACCGAGAATGGGGACGGTGAGGTGCTGCGTCTGATAGTAGCGGACCTGAAAACGGGCGCGGGCGTCGTCGTGGAGGCGGTGGATAATGCGCAGGCGCAGTACTACGCGCTCGGTGCGCTGCTGCAGATCGAGCGCGATCACCCTGAGCACCGGGGCCGCATCGTTGAGGTGGAGATCGTGATCATGCAGCCGCGCGCGTACCACGTGGACGGCCCCGTGCGTCGCTGGACCGTGGCGTACGACGATCTGCTCGGGTTCACGGCCGACCTGCTCGCGGCGGCGCACCGCACGATGGCGCCCAACGCACCGCTCATGCCGGGCGACCACTGCCGGTTCTGTCCGGCAGCGGGGCGGTGTCCAGCCCTCGCGCGCGCGGCGCAGGAGGCAGCGCAGATCGAATTCGACACGCTGCCGACCCTGTTACCACCGGACCCGAACACGCTGCCGGTCGAGACGTTGACACATGTGTTGGACAATGTGGACATCATCGAAGGGTACTTGCGCGCAGTGCGCGCGACCGCGCAGGCGCGCCTGGAACGGGGCGAGCCGGTGCCCGGCTACAAGCTGGTCGCGAAGAAGGCGAATCGGCAGTGGGTCGATGTCGATCGTGTTGAGAACTTCGCGCTCATGAACGGCCTGGTCTCGTACGCGTACGAGACAAAGTTGCGCAGCCCCCGGCAACTGGAACTGGTGCTGAAGCCGCTCGGCATCAAGGTGCCGGAGGACTTGGCCGAGAAGGTGTCGTCCGGCTACACGCTCGCACATGAAAGTGATTCACGCCCGGCCGCACTGATTGCGCCCGAGCACGAGTTCGCGGCCCTGCCGCCCGCTGAACTAGCGAACGACTGAACGCGGCACAACGAGAGGAGCCCACATGGCAGAGGCAGCGAAGCAGAAGCAGGGCACGCGCGTCATTACCCCGGAAGCGATTCTCAGCTTCCCGCGCCTGTTCGTCCCGGACAGTGGCCCGCAGGAAGAAGGAGAAGCGCCACAGGCCGAGAAGTATTCGGCGGCGCTCGTGTTTACGACAGCGGCGCAGCAGACGCCCGCGTACGCGGCCATGAAGCGCGCGGCGGTGCAGGCGGCCGTCAACAAGCTGGGGCAGGAGAAGGCGGTGGAAGCGATTCGCACGGGTAAGTTGCGCATGCCGTTCCGTGCGGATTGGGAGGCGCGCGGGTACCCCGAGGGGAGCACATTCTTCAACGCGCGCTCCAAGCAGCGGCCCGGTGTTGTCGCGAACGTGCAGGACCCGGCGACGGGCAAGCCGCGCGTCATCACGGAGGAGGATCAGGTGGTGGGCGGCCGGTTCGAGATGTACTCCGGCAGCACCGTGATCGCGTCGGTGAACTTCTTCTACTACGATCGCAAGGGCAACAAGGGGATCGGTGTCGGGCTCGGTAACGTGCAGCGCGTGCGGGACGGCGCGCGGCTTGACAACCGCGTCGCGGCCGAGAACGAGTTCGAGGCCGGGCTGGACGAGGTGCCGGCCTCATTGGACGGTCTGATCGGGGGCGACATCGGGGGCGACATCCCGTTCTGACCCCAGTACAGGCCAGCGTAGCTCAGTTGGTAGAGCAGCGGTCTTGTAAACCGCAGGTCGCCGGTTCGAGTCCGGCCCTGGCCTCTTGACGACCATTTCTTGCGACTTTGAGACGCGCTCCGTTGTGGACCTGCGGCGTGCGGGCGTCCACGCGTACGCGGAGCACCCGCTCACGGACGTGTGGTGCCTTGCTTGGGCCGTGGACGACGAGGAGCCCCGGCTCTGGACGCCGGACCTACCGTTCCCAACTGATCTTGCGCTCGCCGTGCTGGAGGGCGCCGAGTTCCGGGGCTGGAACGCGCTCGGATTCGAGCGCATCGTGTGGCGCGAAGCGCTAGGGAAGCGTCGAGACCTACCGACGCCGGACCTGGAGCAGTGGCAGGACACGATGGTGGAGGCGGGCGCGATGGGGTTGCCGCGCGGCCTGGGGGACGCGGCGCGCGTGGTGGGCGTGTCTGAGCAGAAGGACGACCCCGGCCACCTGTTCGTCCTGCGCATGGCGAAACCGCGCTCGCGGCGCGGCAACACGGTCGCATGGTGGGACGTACCAGAACGGTTGCAGCGGCTCTACGCGTACTGCCAGCAGGACGTGCGCACCGAGCGCGCGCTCGCGCGCGTCGTGCGTCGGCTCACGCCCGGCGAACGTGCGAACCAACTGATGGACGCGCGGATGAACGATCGGGGCGTGTGCATCGACGCGCCGCTCGTACGTGACCTGCGCGTGATCGCGGACGAGGGACTGCGTCGTGCGGGGGAACGACTCTACGTGGTGACGGATGGACGCGTGGACGCGGTCACGAAGGTGGCGGACCTGGCCGCGTGGGTACAGGAGCGCGGCGTCCCGTGCGATGGAGTCCGCAAGGCGGTCGTGCGTGACCTGCTCGCGGGCGACGTGCCCGTTGATGTACGCGCCGCGCTGGAACAGCGGCAGGAGGCAGGCAAGGCGAGCGTCGGAAAGTTGAGGGCGGCACTGGACGCGCGCAGCGCGGACGGGCGCGCGCGTGGTCTCCTCCAGTTCTTCGGCGCTGATACGGGCCGCTGGAGCGCGCGCCGGGTACAGCCGCAGAACTTCCCGCGCGGTGAAGTGAACTACGCTCCGTACCTGACATTCATCCGCGCGCGCGACTATGACGGCCTGGACCTGTTGGCCCCGCCGCTCATGGTGGTCGCGGCCACGCTGCGCGGCATGTTCGTCGCGGCACCGGGGCACCGCCTTGTCGTGGGCGATTACGCGCAGATCGAGGCGCGTGTGCTCGCGTGGTGCGCGGGCCAGGACGACCTGACGGCCCTGTTCCGTGCGGGACAATCACCCTACCCGCCGATGGGAGAAGCGATCTATGGCCTCACGCCCGGCACGATCACATCGAAGTCGGACCCCCGGTACAAGATGGGGAAGGACACAGTACTCGGGTGCGGGTACGGTATGGGCGCCGAGAAGTTCCGCGCACAGATCATCGAGAAGGAGGGGCACGACGTGGGGGAGGAATTGGCCGAGCGGTCCGTGCACACGTACCGGGAGATGATGCCGGCCGTGGTGAAACTGTGGCACGATGTTGGTGCGGCTGCGATGGCGGCCGTGCAGACGCCGGGCAGCGTGCAGCGGCACCGGGGCGGCGCGTTCACGTTCCGGGGCGGCTACCTGTACCTGCTGCTGCCGAGCGGGCGCCCGCTCTGCTACGCGCGTCCACAGATTCGGCCGCGTCGCACACCGTGGGGGGAACTGCGCGACGCGGTCGTGGTGCAGGGACGGGACCCGCAGACGAAACGGTGGGTCACGTACCCGGTCTACGGCGGGCTCCTGGTGGAGAACATCGTGCAAGCGCTCGCGCGCGACATCATGGCGGACGGGATGCGGCGGTTGGAGATGGCCGGCTATCCGCCCGTGCTCACGGTGCACGACGAGATTGTTGCGGAGGTGCCGGACGGGCACGGCAATGTGGATGAATTCATACACTTGGCGACCGACGAGGTGCCCGCGTGGGCGGCCGGGTGCCCTGTGGACTTGGAAGCGTGGGAAGGAGAGCGGTACCGGAAATGAGAGCCATCATCGTGTGGTGTTACACGTGCGGCGAGCAGTGCGTGGTGCGGGGCAAATACCCGGAGGGAATACTCTACGAGCGGCTTCAGCGGTCCGGCTGCTGCAACGCGTACACGGACGCTGTTGATGTGAAAGACCTGAACGCGTGAAGTCTCCCACGGTGGCCCTGTACGAGCGCGGGTTTCTGCCGCTCGTGTCCGTGATCCCGCCGAACGCGCCGCTGTCGCCCGACTCGCGCATTCATCCGTCCCAGTGCGGGAAAGTGCCGGGACGGCGCAACGCGAACGGTACGTGGGGCGGGTACAACTGGCTCGGGCACGAGGTGCGGGCGGCGGACGTGAAGGCGTGGGCGCACGCGGGCGCGAACATCGGTATTCGCGCTGAGTTCTACCCGGCGGTGGACATTGATTCGCTCGACCCGTGGCTCACGGCGGAAGTGGAGCGCCTAGCCCTGCAGTTCCTTGGCCCCGCTCCGGTGCGCGTCGGGCGCGCGCCGAAGCGCTTGCTCATGTACCGAACAGGAGAACCGTTCGTGCGCGCGGCCGCGTTGGTACGCATGGGTGGTGACACACATCTGGTGGAAGTGCTGGGGAAAGGGCGCCAGTACGTGATCCAGGGCCAGCACCCGAGCGGATCACAGTACACGTGGAATACACCGCTCGACCAGATCGAACCGGAGAAGTTGACGTGGATCACGCCCGCGCAGGTAGAGACATTTCTGACGACGCTGAAGGACCTGCTGGAGATCGTGCCCGGTGTCGAGGTGGAACGGGTGGGTGGGAAGGTCCATGACCGAACACCGCAAGCGGATCTGCTCGCGCCCTCCATCGAGGCCCTGCGCGCGTGCGTGGCCGCGATTCCGAACGCGGACCTGATGTTCCCGGAACGGAACGATTACGTCCAGTTCGGCTACGCGGTGCGCGCGGCGGCCGGTGAGGAGCACGAGGAGGACGGGTACGAGGTTTGGTGCGAGTGGTTGACGCGATGGGACGGGGGCACGAACGATCTCGATACCGCGCGCGAGGACTGGCGCCGCATGAAGCCGCCGTACGCGGTCGGGTGGTCCTGGCTCGCGGAGATCGCGGCCCGGTGCGGGTTCCAATCCGCGCAGTACGAGTTTGCGGCCGACGCTGTTGAGGTACGGGAGCGGGCGCAGGAGACGCCGCCGCTCTGGAGCGACGCGTGGCTAGTGGATCGTGTCGTGGAGGAGCACGGGGGCGCTATCCGCCATGTGCCCGTGAGCGGGCGTTGGTACTCGTGGCATCTCGGTCGTTGGGAACCGGACGCGGTGCTGCTCGTGGATCACCAGATTGGGCAGACGTTGCGACGGCTCGCTGCTGCTCTGATGCACCAGGGCGTTACGGACGCGGAAAAAGCAGCGAATCACAAACTGGCGAAGATGCTCTGCAGCGCACAGAAACAGCGGGACGTGCGCCACCTCTTACGTAGCGATCCGCGCGTGACGGCGACGATGGACGCGTTCGATGCGGACCCGTGGCTGCTGAACACGCCGGGCGGCATTCTTGATCTGCGTACGGGTCACATGGTGCCACACGATCCGGCCGCGATGTGTTCGCGGCAGACGAGTGTAGCCCCGGACGCGGACCTGCCGATGCCGCGCTGGCGCGCGTTCCTGGAGGAGGTGACGGCCGGCGACCTGGACCTACAAGGGTATCTGCAGCGCCTTGCCGGCTACGCACTGACCGGGCGCACCACCGAGCAGATGCTCGCGTTCATTTGGGGACCGGGGTGGAACGGGAAGGGCGTACTGGTGCGCGCGCTGCTCGGTGTGCTGCGCACGTACGCGGAGACGGCACCGATGGAGACGTTCACGGCGAGCAAGTACGATAAGCACCCTACCGACCTGGCGGGGCTGGTAGGGGCGCGACTGGTGACGGCGACGGAGACGCAGGGTGGGCGCCACTGGGACGAGCAGCGCATCAAGTTGGTGACGGGCGGCGACGCGATCCGCGTGCGGTTCATGCGTCAGGACTTCTTCACGTTCACGCCGCAGTTCACACCGATCTTCACTGGGAATCACAAGCCAGAGATACGGAACCTGGATGTCGCGATGCGCCGTCGCATTCACCTGGTCAACTTTACGGTGACACCGTCCACGATTGACCCAACTCTGGACGAAGCGCTGCGCGTCGAGTATCCGGCGATTCTCGCGTGGGCGGTGGACGGGTGCGCGCAGTGGCAGCAGGTGGGCCTGGCACCGCCGAACGCCGTGCTGGCGGCGACGGCCGACTACTTCCAAGAGCAGGACCCCATCGCGCGCTGGGTGGAGGACGCGTGCGAGCCGGCCCCTACACACCGCGCTACGACGATGGAACTCTTTCACGCGTGGTGCGATTGGGCGGGTGAGCAGGGGGAGGCGGTCGGCACCGCGCGCCGGCTCACGCAGACATTAACTGCGAAACGGTACACGCGTTGGAAAGACGGGCGCCGTTCCGGTTTCGTGGGGCTCAGGCCCATCGTACGACTATTGACTGAGGGGGGTGTGCATGAGTTGCGATCCGAATGACTTTTTCACGCGGGAGGGCTCGGGGACGGGTGCGGCATCACGTCGCGCATTTTGGGAGGCGGCCGGCGCACCGTTCGCGTTGTTGCCGGTGGACTCGGCCGCGCGCAAGGGCGTGCCGCTCGCGCGTGGCCTGCTCGACTACTTCCCGGCCGCGCTCGCGGCCGTGGCGGAACTCTCGCGAATCGGGAACGACAAGCACAACCCTGGCCAGCCGCTCCACTGGTCGCGTTGGAAGTCGGCCGACCACGCGGACTGTATCGTGCGACACCTGATCGAGCGCGGCCACACGGACACGGACGGCCTGTCGCATACGGTCAAGGTCGCCTGGCGCGCCTTGGCCCTGCTCCAGGAGGAACTGGAGGCGGCCGGCGCATCGCTCGCGCGCGGTGCGCGCGCAGATGGGACAGGCGCAACCGGAACAGGGGGCACGTCCGCTGTTCAACCCGAAGGCTGGTACGCACGGGGGTGCCACGTCCCTGAGGCCCCCTAGAGGCGTACAGGCGTTTTTGTCACCTAAAGTGGACAGTTCATTACAGTTCAGTTCACCCACTTGCGGCTGCGCGGCCCCGGCCTAAATTCGGGGGTATTACTCTTTCTCAGAGGGTTCTAGACCACATGGCACACAAACTGAACTTCACCGATGGCCGCGCCGACTTCTTCGAGATCGGCACTAACATCACCGCCTGGCATCGTGAGGGCGTCGCGCTCCCGCCCGGCGTTTCCCTCCATGAGGCCCTGGAAGCGGGCCACCTGCTGTACCAGGTCGAAAAGCAATCGGTCGCGCGCCGCGTGGGCGACGCGTGGGTACCCTGCACGACCGGCGCTGTCACGGTGCGCACGGACCGCGACATCGAACTGGGTATTGTCGGCGCCGACTACAGTGTCGTGCAGAACGTGGACGCGTTCCACGTGCTGGAACCGCTCCTGCAGGCGAACACGATCCGGCTGGAAACGGGCGGCGTGCTGCGGCGGGGCGCGGACGCGTTCGTGCTCGCGCAGTTGAACCGTGCCGCGTGGCCGCAGGAGGTGCAGGACGCGTTCGCACAGTTGGGCGACCCCATCGCGAAGTATCTACTGGTCCGCACCAACCACAGCGGGCGCGCGAACGCGAGCGTTACGGAAACGGACGTGCGCGTCGTGTGCGCGAACACGCTCGCAATGGTGGAGGCAGGGAGCTACCGTGCGCAGGCGCAGATCGTGCACCGTGGCAACGCGACGGAGCGGCTGATCCGGGCGGCTGACCTGGTCCTGTCCGGTATCGTGCAGCGCACGTTCGACACGGTGCAGCGGTACCTTGCGCTCCAGTCCGTGTTGCTGCTGCCGCAGGAGTGGGAACGGCACGTCATGGATGTGGTGCAGGTGGACCCACGACGTGCGGTTGACTTCGACCCCACGTCCGCGCAGGCGGACGCGGTCGTGGGACGCTACGAGATCAAGCGGACGCTGCTGGAAACGCTCTGGACGAGCGGCGACGGCAACGTGGGGGATCACAGCGCGTGGGAAGCGTACAATGGCGTCGTGCAGGCCGTGGACCACTCGCTCGACACGTTCCCTGTGCGCACCAGTCGTGTGCAGCAGTTGTTGCCGGGCGGACGCCTGTACAACATCAAGGATCGTGTGTTCCAGTCGTTGGAGGCGGTCGTCGCCGCGCGGTCCTGAACTTTTTCACTGGGAGCGGGCCACACACGGCCCGCTCTCGCTCTCATTAAACCAGGTGGATAGCACCATGAAAACCTTCATCACGAAGTCGTGGCAACCGGGCGTGCCGAACTCCGAGAGCATCGTTCGGTCGCCGGAGCCCCCGCGCCCCACGACGGCGCGGCCCGTGTGGCCCTGGTACGGCCCCACGATGGACACGTTCACCTTCATGCAGACGAACGCGCAAGGCGCGTGGATGGGACGGGCCGAATGACGGTGAACCTGTGTACGCTCGCGCCCGGTACCCCGTTCGAGATACCGGGCACAGGGCGCACTGGTACCGTGGTCCACGTGTACACGGGCAGTGTCTCGGTCGATTACGACGCGGTGCGCGTGAAGAAGTTCCGCGACGAGCGCCGTGACCGGGACGTGGAGTTCCGATCCAAGCACGAGCGCGCGACGATCTCGCGCACTACACAAGTCAACTCACTGATCTAGGGGAAGACACACCATGCGCGATTCGGAATACGCGGACCTGGTCGGCCCAACGCTCACCTTGTTAGGGAGGGGGAGAGGGGTGGTTGTTGATCCGAAACCCGCAACCGCCGCCCATCATGCTCGTGTAGCGGCGATTGCCGGTGCCGCGATGGGTGTCATAGAGGCGGCGCTCGATCAACCGGACCCGACTCCGGCCCTCAAAATCGCGCTGGAAGCATACACGCGCGCAACTCTGCACCCGGACCGGCGCAGGACCCGCGCGGAGAAGGGGGAAGGCTAAAGCGAGTTTTGGTAGAGTGTCGCGCGTCAGCGCAGCAGGCCCGCCCCGTTCTGGCGGGCCTGTTCGTTGCCGAGGTAGAATGAGGAGCCGAACACGAGCGGTGCAAGTGCCCACGCGTATTCACCGCGCAGTGCCGGCTCGATCCGACGCGTCGCAAGGTAGCGCAGTGCGCGCGGGTCTGGTCGTGGCGCGTTGAGCGTAGGCCAGGTTGGGACGCGCCCCGGCGCGGGGCCGCGCAGTTCACCGGCCGCGTCCAGGCGCGACAGCGCGTCAAGGCTCGGCCCCGTCATCATCTGTGCGGGCACGTCCCACGCGGTGCGCATGCGCTCCGGGTCCAGTAGGTTAAGACGACGGCTGGGCCGTTCCAGGTCGCCGCGCCAGCGCGCCAGGCTCGCGCCGGGTTCCCCGCCCTCGACCAGGTCCTTGACGAAGCCCCACCCGGTCTCCTGCACGTTCGCGGTGTTCCACTCAGGACCGAGCAGATTGGCCGCGCGGCGCAGTTGCGCTGCATAGCCGAGATAGTCCCCACCCGGTCGTGCGATGCCGCCCCGCTTAAGCCCGGCCAAACTCCTGGGCGACATGTTCTGCAGTCGCGCTTGCCATGTGTCGAGCGTCACGCGCGCCACATCACCGGCCAGATTGAGCGCGAAGCTGCTCACCTTTGGGCCGGAGAGTGGTGACTGTGCGAGCGCGACGCCGACCGGGTCCTCGGCCGTGAGCGTACGGCGCAGATTGTGCCGGTACATTTGCAACTCACGTGGTAGACCCCGGACCATATCCCGCACCGTGCGCTCGTCGGTCGGGCGTCCAGCAGCGGTCCACGTCTCGAACGTCTCCAGCGCGTGTTGCAAGTTGACAGACACGCTGGACTGTGGCGACGTGGCCGCCATGACGCCAGCGAACGTGCGCGCGTCTAGGTCTCCGAACGTGTCGCGCAGGAACTGCGTTGTGCGTTGGTAGCCCCCGAACGCGGACTGTCCGGCCAATGACGCCTGCGCCAATATTTCAGGATCGTCCAAGTTCGCGGCGGCGCGCTCCAGGCCGCGCTGCGCGGCCGGCGATGCGAGCAAGTCCAACTCGTCCGCGAGCATCACATCGCGCAGTACACGCGCGGTCGCCGCGATAGCGCGCGCACCGCGCGGCACGCCAGGCAGAGGGCGTCCAGTCGTCGCGAGCGAGAGGGTGGCGAGCAGTTCCCGGTCCTCGTCCTCCTCGCCCGTCATGATACCAGCGAGCCCGAGCGCGGGCGGACCCGCCTCAAGAAGCTTGCGGCGCAATTCGGGCGTGATCCGGATGCGGTTCGGCGGTCCTCGTGTTACATCGTCCCCGGCCTCACCCAACCACTGGAGAATGCGACGCACCGCGAGCGGCACGGCGTGCCCGTACGTGATGTTGGCCGCTTCACGAGCGAGGCCAGCCTGTCCGACTCGATTCTCAGGTGTCACCCACGCGAAAAAGGCGCTGCCCTCCTCAGCAGCTTGCCGTAGTGACGCGCCGACACTCAACTGCGCCCACCGCTCCGTGTCGTTCCAGGGATCGTTCGCTGCCAGGTGCCCGCGCTGTGCGGCGTCGCTCTGCGCCTCAATCATGAGGTACGTGTCCACGTGGATTTCACCGCGCGCGTGCGCGCGCAGTCGTGGCGCTATGTCAGAGAAGTGGCTCCGGTTCTCGGGCGCGTTCGAGTCTGAGATCAGAATTTCGCGGTACGGTGCCTCTTGGTTCACGCGCTGGTAGCTGTGGTACTGGGTGTTCCCTTCATCCACCTTACCGTAGCCGCCCTCGCGTAAGTTTTCTTCTGCTATTTCGTGGTAGTACGCCAGGTCGTAATCGCCGCCAGACTCCAGGCTGTGGGCGCGGCGCAGTTCATCTACCGCGCTCACCTCCTCGGCCCCGGCGCGCTCTATGAGCGCCATGATCTCGTCCAGTTGCTCAGATGTCGGCTCTACACGGAACGGCATAGCGACCTGCGCGGGATCAGCGCGGAGACCACGTACGACTTGCTCTATCCGCTCCATGACACCGGCCGTTTGTTCCTCATATTCCGCAAGGTTTTCAACTGTCCATTCACCGAGCGGTGGTTCTGGCAGAAACTCGTCCTTGATGCGCTGGAGGACACGCTGTCCCCCCACAGGGCCGAAACGGTCTACTAACTTCTCACGAAGAAAGGTATTGAGACGGGTGTCACGTGCTTGGAGGTAGCCGGCCGCATCGTTGCGCATGTTCTCTATGTCCGCCTGCTTCAGGGCCTCTATTACTTCGTATACCATTGACTCAGTGATCTCACGGCCGCCCGTGCTCTGGAGCACTTCCGTTTCGAGCGCGGTGACGGGGGAGTACTCTTGTGTACGTGCAAGAAGTTGTTGCTGTGTGTACCGGGACGCGAATTCGTCCTCTCGCGCTGGGAGCACCGCGTCCAGTTCGGCGGTCGAGACCTGCCCTTTGAGCGCATCGTACCACTGCTGTGGTGTCCACCCGCCCTTCGGTACAGGAAAGCCGCGCCGGTCCAGCACCGTCATGAGACGGGACTGGAACCCAGACTCCAAGGCTTGCCCATGTGCCCCAACCGCTCGTGGGGGCGCTTTTGGCTTTACGGACGTTGGCTCACCACGACGCACGATGTCGAACGTGCTGTTTGGACCAGGTCGCACCTGCGCGCGTACGCCCTCGGCCGTGAACGCGCGCATACGCGCGATCGCGTCCTCTTTGGAGAGCCCCTGCGCGATCACGCGCGCTGCACGTGCCGCACCAGAGGGCGCCTTAGGCAACTTGCCACCGCCGGCCGCCGCCGCGAGCGCCACAAGTGGTGTGGCGCCAGGCTCGTCCTCCTCAGCGGCGGACGCTATGCCCGCGATGGCAGGGACGACGGGCCGTACACGGAACGCTGGTCCGGCGATGGGCGACCGCTTCCTGGGCCGGGACGGGTCCAAGAGATCGCCCGCTTCAAGCTGGTCTTGGGGACGTACATCGCCGTACACCATCTGTGCCGCCTCGTTGCGCGTCACAAAACGGCCATCGTGCGTCACGAACCCGTCCTCTAGCTGGTTCCACGGCACGTCGTCCGGTAGTATGTCCGCGTGTGACTGCCCGGCCTTCCCTCGAATGATGGTGCCCGGCGAGGGTGCTGTACGTGTGGTCGGTACGGCGATCTCTGTCATGGTATCGAGATGAAAGATCGCTTTTTGTCCCGCACTCGCACCGACCCCTAGCGCACGTGCGCGATCCGGCGTCACGTCCACCACATCGAGCACGTGACGCTCGGCCTCGGCATCGTACCAGGTGCCGAGCATCTTGCCATCCTGACGCAGCAGGTCCGCATTGCGCGCCGCGTAGACGCGCAGGTCGTTCGCGGTCGGCGGCCGGCGCAGTGGTAGTTCGCGATCTTTGTGCGTGCTGACCACGTACCCGGACGTGACGGGCTCGCCCGTGCGCGGATTCGTGGTGGAGCCCACGTTCTCGCCGCCCGCCGCGTGCTTCCGCGCGATGTCCGTGAACGCGTCGCGCAGCTTCGGGTTCAGGCGCCGCTCAAAGGTGGGCCGGTCTATGTGCGCGAACAGATCGGGTCGCCGTCGCTGCAGTTCAGCTAGTTCCTCAGGCGTGGACCGCACGATGGTGTTTTTCAGTTGCCCCGGCGTCGCTTGCGGCCCCGGCAGGCCCGCCTGCCCGGCCAGCTTCGCGCTGATCTCCTGCACGGCCGGTGACTCTCCGGCGAGCAGCCCCGGACGAATAGCGCCCGCGATGCCTTCCGCTTTGCCGGCCGCGCGCGCCGCTCTAGCGATGCTCTTGATGTTGCGGAGAGTGGCCGCGAACGGCAGCATACCGACCACGTCCAGCACGCGCGGTGCCTTCTGGTCCGCGACCCGCTCCACCACATCGCGCGCGGACAGGGCACCACCGAGATAGTTGGGGAGATACGCGAGCATTTCGAGGCCGAGACCGCCGTGCGTGAACGAGGCCGCGCGCTGCGCGTTCGTGCGCGTGGCGGGAGATTTTAGCGGCCCCGTTCCGAGTTGGCTGGCGAGCACCGTGCGCAGGTCATCGAGCGAGCGCGGGTAGAGCGCGCGGTCGTACGCGCGCAGCGTTTCCTGTTTCGACGTAGCGCGCAGCCGCGCCAGGGTCGTGACCGCGTCCGGTGTCGGCTCGATAGGTGGCGACATACCGGCGCGCGCCCGTTTCCGCGTGTACGTCTGCAGTTCGCGCCGAATCGCTTCTTCCTCGTGGTGGACGTGCCAGAGGTAGGAGTTCGCTTCGCGCTGTTGGCGCGCGTCCGCAAACACGCGACGCGCGCGCGCCCGTCGCGACTCAGAAGGAGCGACAACGGGCGCGGGCTGTGCCAAACGGCGCAGCGGGCCGGGGTCAATTCGGATGGGCGGCCCAGTCATTTAGAACAGCCCCCGCGAACCACGGTACCCGGCTCCGGCACCGGCCCCCAGCAGCCCATACTTGAGCAGCGTGCGCACGATGCCGGGCGGCGTGAGCGGTGTGAGCGCGGTCATGCTACCCGCTGCCGCGCCCGCGAGCGCACCGCCGGCCGCGCGCTGAACACGCTCCATCACAGTGTCCTCCTCACCCAGCAGACCGCCCGCGCCCGCGATCCCGCCCGCGACGCCGCCCGTGACGGCGCCGCCGCCCGCCATGCTGCCCGCGATCGTGTTCGCGGCCGTCTGTGGGATGATGCCCGT